CTTTTAACTTTGCAGATGGAAAAGTTACAGCAAGTTTTGGAACAGCAACAGCGAAAGCAATAGCAGATAGTTTATGGACACAGGTAGATTCTGATAATGGAGATTTACCTGACGATAAAGAAGTAGGTGATGTTAAAGTTGAAGGATTAAAAACTAAACACAAAAGAATTATTAAAAGTCAAGCTAGTGGATTATTAGCACCGACAGATTGGTATGTAATTAAAGCAACAGATGTTGAAAGTTATTCAGTACCAAGTGCTGTTGCAACTTTTAGATCAGATGTTAGAACAAAATCAAACGAAATGGAAACTGCTATTGACAATGCGGCTGACGTAGATGCTTTAGCAACTCTTTATGCTTATGTTAATACAGGCACAGAAGAAAATCGTGTTATGGAAAGACCATTAGGTGAGTGGCCTGAATTGGAGGTTTAATGCCTTTAATTTTACCAGGAAACGTAGCATCAGCAACAGCAGGAGCTTATGAAGTAGCCAACTCATGTAGGTTTGACCAAGCAAGTAGTGATTATTTAAGTAAAACTTTAGGTACTGCAACGAATGATAAAATTTGGACTTTTTCTTGTTGGGTAAAAAGAAGCACAGACGCAACTAATGCTCAACAGCATATGTTTTTTGGTTCAGGTGGAAATACTGATGATAATTGGTTTCAAATTAGATTTGAAAGTGATTATATAACTTTCTCAGGATATAGTACTATTTGGTTAAAAACGAACAGACTTTTTCGTGACCAATCTGCATTTTATCATGTGGTGGCTCAAGCAGATAGCACACAAGGTACTGCCTCAAATAGATTAAAATTATATATAAATGGTATTGAAGAAACATCATTCCAAACAGATGGTAGAAGTAGCACAAGTGGAGATCAAACTTGGGGAATAAATAAAAATGTTAATCATTGTGTTGGTTCAGAAAGTGGGGGTGGTAGTTCTATGGACGGATATATGTCTGAAGTGGTTTTTATTGATGGACAAGCATTAACACCTACTAGCTTTGGAGAATTTGATGAAGATAGTCCGACAATTTGGAAACCAAAAGATGTATCAGGATTAACATTTGGCGATAATGGTTTTTATTTAGATTTTGAAGATAGTGCAGATTTAGGTGCAGATGTATCAGGTAACTCAAATGATTTTACAGTAAATAATTTAACTAGCGTAGATCAAACTACAGATACACCGACTAATAATTTTTGTACAATGAATCCTATAACAATGAGTTCTCTTGCTGCTTTAGCAGAAGGAAATTTAAAAGTTTTAGCCGCTTCTGCTTCAGATAATGGAAACACACAAATAACTTTTGCTCCACAAGTTGGAAAATGGTATTTTGAATGTAAATTAACAATAGATAGTGCTACTTACCCAAGAATTGGTATCGCACCTATAGAAAGTGTGGGAAGATTATTAAATGCAAATGATGGTCTAATTGGTGTAATTACTGGTAGTGCAGCACAGTATGCTAATGGAGATAAATATATTTCTGGTGCACAAACTGCTGATTATGGAGAAAGTTATTCAACAGGAGATATTATGGGAATTGCACTTGATTTTGATAATGGTGCTTTTTACACTTCTAAAAATAATGCTTGGCAAGGTTCTTCAGATCCAGAAAGTGGTGCTAGTAAAACTAATGCCTTGTTCACTTGGACAGCTGGAGCAGAAGAATATATCGCAGGTGTAACCACATATAGTACAAGTAGTGCAGTAGAAATGAATTTCGGCTCTCCACCTTATGCTAATTCTTCAGATGCGGCTGACGCAAATGGATATGGTGCTTTTGAATACGCACCGCCTAGTGGATATTACGCATTATGTACTAAAAATTTAGCGGAGTATGGATAATGGCTTATACAGCAATAGACGATCCAGAAGCATATTTTCAAGTCAAATTGTATACAGGCGATGGAAGTACACCATCTATAACTTTAGATGGCGATACGGATATGCAACCAGATATGGTTTGGATTAAAAATAGAGATGAAACTGATTCACATTGTCTTTTCGATTCTGTGAGAGGTGCTACTAAAGTTATACATGCTGATGCTACTGACACAGAAACTACCGATGCCGATACTTTAACATCTTTTGATAGTGATGGTTTTGCTTTAGGTGCTGATGTCAAAGTTAATACTGATACAGAAAAATATGTAGCTTGGTGCTGGAAAGCTGGTACTGGAACTGCTACGAATACTAATGGAAGTGAAGACACAACTGTAAATGTAAATACAACTTCTGGGTTTTCAATAGTTACATGGACAGGAACTGGTAATGCTGAAACTTTTGGACATAGTCTTGGTGCAAATGGTGATGTCGTAATAATTAAAAATAGAGGAAGTGACAGCGTGGATGGTTGGTATGTTAATCATAACAAAGTTGCATCAACTGAAACTTTATTTTTAAATACTAATGCTGCTGAAGCAACAAGTGCTATTTATTTAAACACAGCACCAGATAGCACTAGTTTTAGATTTGATTCTGACCAAACTGAAGCTCATGTAGCTTATTGTTTTAGTGCCAAGCAAGGATTTTCAAAATTTGGCTCATACGAAGGAAATTCAGATGCTGATGGAACATTTGTTTACACAGGATTTAGACCAGCTTTTCTTTTATACAAAAATACAAATAATGCAAATGGTTGGGGATTAACTGATAACAAAAGAGAAACCTTTAATGTTATGGGCGACAACAATATACAATCCAATAGTAGTGGAGCAGAATCTGGAAATTCTGCTTACTATCACGACTTTTTAAGTAATGGATTTAAAGCAAGAACAGCAGACGATCAAATTAATAGAACTGGAGATGTTTATATATACATGGCTTTCGCAGAAGCACCATTCGTAAATTCAAACGGAGTACCTTGTAACGCGAGATAATTATGCTACAAAAAATTAAAATACAACCAGGTTTTAACAAACAGGTTACCGCAACGGGCGGCGAGGGCCAATGGGTTAGTGGTGATTATGTAAGATTTAGATATGGCTCACCTGAAAAAATAGGTGGTTGGGCACAGTTAGGAGATATAACTTTAACTGGAAGAAACACGGCACTGCATCATTTTGTTAATGCATCAGGTATTAAGTATGCAGCACTTGGAACTAATAGAATGTTATATGTGTATTCTGGAGGAGCTTTTTACGATATTACCCCCATTAAAAGTACAAATACATTAACAAATGCTTTTACAACAACACAAAGCGATGCAACAGTCACGATTACGTTTGCATCTGCTCACAATATTTCTAAGTATGATATTATTTATTTAGATAATTTTAGTTCTGCCACTAACTCTAATTTTGACGATGATGATTTTGATGGCAAAACTTTTATGGTTACAACTATTCCAAGTTCAACAACACTTACTATTGAAATGGGATCAGATGAATCTGGATCAGGAGCTAGTACTTCTGGTGGAGTAAGAGTTCAACATTATTATTCAATTGGTCCTGCAACTGAAGCGTCAGCTGCTGGTTGGGGACTAGGTCTTTGGGGTGGTACTGTTGCAGGTGAAGCAACATCAACTCTAGATGGTGCTTTAACAGATGCATCGACAAGTATTGTTCTTGATGATTCATCAGCTTTCCCAGCTACTGGAACAGTTTTAATAGATGATGAAAGAATTGCTTATACAACAAATACTACAGGAACAGGAACTTTATCAGGATTAACAAGAGGATCAGATAACACAACAGCCGCATCACATAGTGATGCAGCAACAGTAACTGATGCTTCTGAATATACTAAATGGGGTGCCTCACAAACAGGTGATATTATTACAGCTCCAGGACTTTGGTCCTTGGACAATTATGGAAATAAACTTGTTGCAACTATCGTTGATGGTGCAACTTTTGAATGGGATTCAGATGGTTCAACATCTACAAGAGCAACGATTATTGCTAACGCACCAACAGCTGCATTACAGACTTTAGTTTCAACTCCCGATAGACACTTAGTATTTTTTGGAACAGAAACAACAATTGGAACAACGGCTACACAGGATGATATGTATATCAGATGGTCGGATCAGGAGAGCATCGATGCTTCAACTTCGTATGCACCTTCCGCAACCAATACCGCTGGTACACAGAGACTGGCCGACGGAACACGGATCGTGGCAGCGATTAGAGGTCGTGATGCTATTTACGTTTGGACTGATACATCTTTATTTATTATGAGATTTGTTGGAGCGCCGTTTGTATTTTCATTTCAACAGGTGGGCACAAACTGTGGATTGATTGGAAAGCATGCAGCCGTTGAGGTTGATGGTTCTGCTTACTGGATGTCAGAGAATGGTTTCTTTAGATATACTGGTAAACTAGAATCTTTAGCATGTTTAGTTGAGGACTATGTTTACGATGATA